CTGGTTTGAGGTCTGATTTGCGTTAGTTCTGATCACATGATCAAGCAAATCGATCGTATCTACGGGCAAAGGGTAGGTATTTAGACCCTGTACAAGCGTAAACGACTGCTGTTGGATCGTCCACATGTTGATACCACGGTTTTGCCACTCGATAGTCATCAAATTCATCGATCTACGAGCAGTTCTTAGGTCATATCCTGACCTTAGTTCACGACCAGCGCGTTCAAATGCTTCCTCGGCTAAGTCCGTGAAGTCTAAATCGAACGATGCTGTGCCTGAAGTACTCATTTTGCTGCCCGCATATTGTCAACTAGATTAGGATAGGGCCGCCCTGCTGCTTTAGCCATTGCTTTTGCTTTTGATTTCTTAGCAGAACTTAGTTTTTTAGGTTTACCTAAACCTTTAGGGCGTGGTTTATCCCAAACTTCCCCACCTTTTTTGTAGAGCGATACATCGTTTGGGTTGTCCTTGCGATGTATCGTTTTACCTTTTGGCATTTTAGAGGGCTTAATAGCCCCCATGCCACGACTTGCCATCATTTTGTATATCCACCGCCGCACATTTTGCAAGCGGTATGGCCGCGTTTAGCAATGCCGTCAGCACGCTTAGAGGGAGAAGCCATGCCACCTTTGCTCATGCCAGCCATAGGGCCAGCAGGGGCCATTGCTGGGCCAGCGGGGGCAGCGGGAGCCATTGCGGCCATAGCTGCAGGGGGCATACGACGAGGGCGCATTTGTGGTCTCATATTAACCTCTTAACGATTGTGATCGTGATGCTTCATGTGGTGTTCAACATGTTCATGGTGGTGCTTAACGTGACCTCCATGCTTCATGCCATCGTGGTGAGCCATGTGCTTGGCAACATGCTCGTGATGATGGATGTGACCACCATCAGCGTGGTGACTACCATGTTTTTTCATGTGGTGCTCTACATGCTCGTGGTGATGTTTAACGTGCCCGCCGTGCTTCATGCCATGAATATGGGCATGCTCTTCAGGATGGGGGTGTTGAACATGATGCAACTCGGTTTTACCGTGATGCTTAGTTCCACCGCTATGTAGATGAGCGTGATGGGGGGTATGATCATGATGTTTCATGGCAGTTCCTTATTTCTTGTGGTGGGTTTTGCCACCGTGTTTCATACCCAATGGTTTCATAGATTTCATGGGTTCATGCAATGCACGAGTATGACCTTTTTTCTGGATGCTATGCTCGCCATGTTTGAGCTTACCGCCCACTTCGGCTTTACCCATCTTAGCAGTAGTCATACCACTTTTTTCAGAAACGCCATGCTTGCCAGTGGTCATGCCGCCAGTAGCCATCTTTTTAACGTGATGTTTAGCGTGGCCGCCGCGCTTCATGCCCTTAGCTTCTTCGCGTTCCTCTTTAGCAAGCCGTTCTAAAGTTTTGGCTTGCTTCATTTCTTTTTCTTTCTCGTGTTTCATAGTACCACCTTGTGAAAATTTTTTGCCTTTGTCGGCCTTGCTGAACTCTTGACCCACTTTTTGTGGGATTCCTGCTTTCTTGGCGAACGCTGGATTGTGAGCCACCGCCTCCATGAACCTGTGTTGTTTTGCGCTTGTACTTGGCATATCAACATTTCCAAGCCCGTAGGCTTTTATTAATCCGACTGTTTGGGTCGTTGGCTGTTTTTGATGATGTCAGCTTGGATTTCATTCCCGACATTCTCGCGCAAAAAGATTTCTTTCTTGATCCGCCCTCGGGTTGGGGAGGCTTTAAATTCATCCCCTCCTTCTTTGCGGATGCCCGACCCTTGGCGTTTAGCCCGCCTTTCGGATTCTTCCCTTCTTTGCGTTGCCATGCTGGGGACTTTGCCATGATTAGGTGTTCCCAGAATCTACGTTAAAGATCTGATAACCTTCAACCACAATACCAGCAGCTACGGTTCCTGTACTTGCTTTCAATTGCCATTGAATATCAGTCCTTGGGCCAAACTTGAATGGGATTGTTTTGGTCACAATGAAGTTATTGATGAATGGCTCTTGCAAAACACTTAATTGAACACCCGTTGCATTGTTGTACGCCACAGCTTGATAAGTCAAAGTTGTAGACGATGTGTATGCGTTATTGGTGTTGATGGTGATTTGCGTAAAGTCATATTCTGAGTTGTTGGGCACAGAATAAACAGCCATTTGACTTTTGCCAATACCTGCACTGATATAAGCGTACACACTGCTATTTGAAGCAGTGGCGGTGATCTGGCCTACGTTTGTTTTTTGACCAGAACCAGGAGTGGTTAGTGTCAATCCATTGATGCGTAAATACTTGCCAACGGTTGTACCACTTGGTGTTGAAGTTGTCATAAGCACTTGCTCAGACAATACGTTGTAGTTTGCGTCCAGTCCAGTCACCAACACCACTGCATTTTGATCTGATGCAGAAGCGCTAGCAATTGTGAATGTGGAAGCAGTTGTTAGGTATGCAGGATATGCAGAAGTTACTTCCCAAATTGGGATAAAACTTGTACCGATAGAGGGCTGGTAACCAAAAATGTTAACGCCATTATGAAACCCAATTTGCCCACGGGCAACTTGCAACTCAAAAGGCTCATACCTTCCTTGTTGCGTAATCGATTTAGCCTTTGGTGTAGCCATGAATAATCTCCTTAAAGTTTAAAGATAGGGGCCGAAGCCCCTAGAGATTAATCAAAGTTACCGTAGGGGTAAGCTGTAGTTGTACCGATGTTTCCGTCAGGCTGTGTGTAACGCACAGTCAAGTACAAAGTACCAGCATTGGGAGCAGGAGTACCTGTACCAGTCAACACCAAAGTCATCACAACTTGTGAGAACGTAGCGGGCTCAACCACACCTGTGGGGTTGGTAAAGTCAGCAGTGGTTGCTTGGATAGCAGTCAACTGAGCACCAGTGAAAGTTGTAGAGTAACGACCAGCAGTCAATGTGTTCGCACTGGCTGTCAAAGTTACTGAACCGTACTGAGTACCGTTGAATTGGTTACCAATGTTNACCACACCAGCAGTCAATGTGGAACCAGATGTTCCAATGGCTGTACCAATGTCAACNAAGAAGTCNTTGATCTGTGAACCTGTGGGGATGTAAAACACAGCACCGCGATACACGGTTGTAGCTGCGTCAGCAGTGATGGTTGCGGCTGTGGGAGGAAATACAGTGCTAGAGTTCGTATAAACAACAGCGTTTGTATTGGGGATCAAGTTGCCATTAACAAACTGACCGTTACCACCGGGGTAACCAGCAGTACCATTTCCGCCAGTATTGGCGAAGTTCATGTCAATGTTTTGAGCAAGGTCGGTATAACCTACGTCGCGGATAGGGCCAAATCTATTTGAGCCAGATAGAATCGGGCCGGAGAACGTGGAACGTGCCATGATAATTCCTTTGCAATAAGTAGCATACCAATTGATTGCACATGACCCCTAGGCGGGCTGGCGGTATGCGTAAAGTCCTAGATGTTTTTAATATACACTACTTTAAATTAAAGTCAAGGGGTAAATTTTGTTTGTTTTTTCATATTTTCTACGCCCTTAATAATTTGTAAATTTGAAGGTACATGTAAACCAGAAACAATTTTCCCTCGTAATGGAATGATATGGTCAACATGCCAAGATTCGCCTGATTCCCGGGTACGCATAGCAGCCACTTGATAAATACACTGTATTTTTAAAATGTCAAAAGGAGTTAGCCATGATGGTGTTCTTTGCAATTTAGCGGTTCGGCGCCTACTATTTTTTGCCGCTGCTTTTCCTGGATTTGCTTTGTCCCAAGCCAAACTAGCTTTTTTCTGTTTATCTGGATTATTTTTATACCGTTCGGCAGTAGCAGCTTTTATTTTATCTGGGTTTGCTGCGGCCCAAGCAGCCCAAGCAGCTCTCGCTTTTTCTAAATTAGCTTTGCGCCATTTAGCATTTGCAGCTTTTTTCTTTTCAGGATCTTTTGTAGTCATATGTATTTATAACATAAAAAGGGGCCCCGAAGGGCCCCGATTTATCAGAATGAACCTGAAGAACCCCAGATTCCGAGGGGATCAGACCATCCGAAGGAATAACGCTCTCTAGCTTTATAGCGAACGTTTCCAGTGTCAAAGTCCCCATCCATTGACTGAGCCAAGGAGTACGCACAAAGTGCTTCAATCCGTTTGGTACGTCAGTGGTCAAGAACCAAGCGTTGGGATCTGTCAAGAAGTGGTTGACAGTGTAACCCTCTGGGATTGCGCCCATTTGCTTGATAGCGTTGATGTCGTTGTTTGTGGTAGCGACGCGGAGTTCGGTATCCAACAAACGTTTTGCAACGAACATCAATTGTGGAGGAATAATCAACTTCTTGGGCTTTGCAGCGATCAAGAGTCCACGCTCGTCTGTCCAAGCAGCGATTTGAATAACGGCGGCTTCAATAGAAGTCTCGTTCAAATCAACTTGGGTAGAAGGAGTGTTGGAGTTGGTTCCACCATTCACCAAGGGGTGAGAGTAGTTAAACAAAGACACGCCATCGCCGCCAACATAGCTAGAGTTGAAGCCGTTGTTCAATACGGCAGCAGCCTTAACTTGCTTGGTATAGGCCATCGCACGAGCCAAGCCTTTGGTGTAACGACCAGACAAGCTGTCGTACAAGTTATCTTCAATCGCCTCTTCAGTGATTGAGAAACCCAAAGCAATGGTTTCGTGGTTATAGCGAGTTGTCCATGCCTCTTGAGCATTGTCATAAGCGATGGCTGTACCCTCGTTTTTGACTGGTGCTGCTGAGAAGCCAGACAGTTTTGTTTCTTCCTCGAATGAACGCTCAGAGGTCTCTGTTTCGTAGATCTCTTTGTGCTCTTCGCCATAACGTGCATACTCTAAACCGAACAAAGCGTTCAAGCCTGGGAGCAGCTCTTTCAATAGTTGTGCGCGTGAAATAGCCATTTGTTAGCTCCTTAATTAAACGCCAGTAGCGTTGAAGTAGCTATGGAAACCAAAGTTCCAAGTTACCAACACTTCGGGATAGCCAGTGAATGTAAACGCT